ATAATCATCCTTCTGAAAGCTCAAATTCCATTAAATTATTAATGGAAGGATTATTAAATACATTGAATGGCTTTGGAGAGAATAAAGATGCCGCTAAAGACGCTTGAAGAACATAATAAAGAAACAAGAATTCGTTATGAGGAACGCGGTCATAATGGTATTGCGTGTCCAAAATGCGAGAATGAATTAAGTGATACAGGGATATTTTATAAAACTTTACCTGCTACACAAGGGATTGAATGTCTGAAATGTGAATATAGAGGAGAAAGATATTAATATGTTATTAAAGACACTTGAGGAACACAATAATCGCGCACTAGAGGCGCACACCTTATTACAAGTGGGAAGTAATAATGGGATTGAATGTCCAAATTGTAAATGCGAATTATTTGACAGCCAACATCTTGTATTGTTGAGTAATCCACCTAGGTATAAGATATTTTATAAAAACTGTGATTATACTGGAGAGAGATACTAATGCCGCTAAGTAAAGAAGAGTTGGAGGAAATACAAAAATTAGTCGAAGATGGTGAATTCAAAGCAGATGGCTATGGATTTATGGTTATAACATGCGCTGAATTAGATGAAATTCTTGCGAGATTTTTAGATAAAAGCATATCCAAAGATACCGAGCCTAAGCCGGTAGTTACAGATACCAATAAACTATTACCATGTCCGTTTTGTAACGGTAATCCAGCGGTATTTGATAATGGATCTATTCCAGGTTGGACATATATAAAATGCAATCAGTGTGGGATTAAAGGCAACTATTGTCGCGATAGTAAGAGAGCTATAGAAGAATGGAACACGCGCGTAACGCCTAAGGTTAGTGTGGAACAAGTGAAGGGAATGATTCAGGAAAAAATAGAAGTTAATAAGGATATTATTAGAGGATGCCCTTATCAACTTAAAGATACAATGGATTTATTCGAGGCTTGCAGAATAGAATTAGAAGGTGTGCTCAAAGAAATCAGCGAGGCAGAGAATGTTTAAAAGAATGTTTAAAAAAAAGGAAGAACAAAAGGAAAAGACAAAAGAAATATATGTGTGCGGTAATGGCCATCAATGTACTATAGAGCATGCTTGGTTTCGCTTAAAGACAAGAAAAATTGAAATTATATTTTGTCTTGATTGTATTGTTGATAAAGTACAGCAGGCTGGTATGCAACTTAAAAAGGTAGAGGTAGAGAATGACGGCAGACCAAATACTTAAAGAATATAAGCGCTGGTTAGAAGAATTAATTTCATACAATGATGAATTAATAAAACATTACGCTGATAAGCCAGAATATTCTACGGAAGGATTTAGTAAAATGAGGAATTGTGCATATATATGCTTATTTAATTTAAACTATTTTGAAAACAAAGGTGACAGCGATGCAAGTTGAAAATAATGCGTAAGTGCAAAATATGTGACGCTAAATCACAATATGAATTCTGTCATTTATGTGCCGAATACATTATTAGATTATTAAAAAATACGGTACCAAATGAAGTTGATCGTATGGTAGAAATTATGAGGACATGGCAATGATTAAAAAAGAAGTCCGCTTTAAATTACCCGATGACAGCCCTGTATCTCCAAGAGATAGGTCTAAACGTAGGCAGAGACTTGATCCTAATGAGGTAAAACAAGAGTTGGATAAATTCAAAGAGTTGACTATAGATACTAGTGTACCGGATACTGATCCATTTATTATGACTCCGAGGCATGGTAAATAATGGCTACTGATTATGTTTATGTGTGTGATGCTTGTAAGACAAAAACATATACAAATATAAGGCGTAGTATAAGAGCATGGAATGTTCCCGAAATTTTAGCTTTCTTTGAAAAGCATCAGTCTATCTTGTGTAGTATTGTTTATTTAGAAGAATCAGGTATGGGCTCATTACGCGAAGAATACATGGAAGAAACTTATAAAGAAGATGAGGTTAAATATTTTGATGAAATTCTTAGAGGGTATTATAATCCTTCATTAATTACGTCGAGGAATAAGAAATGACGCGCTATATTCCTAATTACATTGTGGATGCGTCATTTACTTCATTGGTATTTAAAAATGGACGCACTATTTTTGAAAAGATTGCGCAATATATTAAGCATCCTTGGAAATGCTCTACTTATCTTGATAAGTTAGAATATGTTCATCGAGGAAAAATGCATAGCATATATGCAGATAGAATATGCTTTGTTTGTAATAAGAAAGAGAATCGATTATTGGTTTATCAAGAGGTGAAAAATGACGGGTCTAACTAGAAAAGAATTTAGGAAAATGTATCCTGATGTTAAGGAAGGTGACGATAAAGACATTATCGGACTATTTGAATTTGTAGATACCCACAATAGAGAAGTTATTAAAAGCTGCAAATTTACTAATGTAGCTAATGCAATCTACGAGGTGGTGAAATAATGCAAATAGATTCTATTGAATATAAGGATTTTGATAGTATAAAAAATTTATTAATTAATAATTATACATGTAGTGATGAAGATATAAAGCATATTGAATATGATCCACAATTAGATCTTTATGATCCAATTGAAAGAACCAAGTTAGGATTAGATGATGTTATTATTGTAATTAGGCAAGCATGGTGCGATTCTACCTTAATATTTTTACTTCAAACCATAATTAAAGTTCTTGATCCTTTGATATCTAACAATAGATTATGCACAAAAAAGAGGATGGAGATTCCAAAAAGATACCGGGTAGGAAAACTTAAAATAGAGATTGGCTCCAGAAGCGCAGAGGAATCAATAGAAAATTCAGGTGAGTCTTGGTATACAACTCTTTATAAGGTATCTTTACCCGTTAGGATAATATGGTGAAATAATGACAAAAATAGTAAACGAAAAAATAGACTCTGAATTGTTCTTACCATTTGTTAAACTATATGAAGATAGGCTGTCTGAAACTTGGCGTAAGTTCTCTCGTAATATTTATTATGACAAGGATCATTGCTTTAAAATGTCATGCTATGCGAGTTTATTGGATGAGCAGATATTCATTGCTAATGGCAGCCTTGAGCAAGAAACTGGAGGAGATTTAGGTGATATTATGCTTACTTATGATCCTAGTGGAAACCCCGAGATAAGAAAGGTTAATTAATGGCGAGAAATTATCCTTTTAAAGTTTATTATAGAGGCTCAGATAGTAATTATTATTTTGAGAGGCATAAAGAGCAGCGTGGTGGATTCTGCTATACGGTTGAATTTACTCTTATTGATATAAGGGATAGTGAAAGATTATCAAATCCAAATAATCCTGATTATGTTAAAATAAAATGGTGTTATCCAACAAAAGATATGATGCTAGAAGCAATGGTTGAACTGAATAAAATCGTACCATTGCAGACCGTCTGGGTAATAAAGAATTTTATTAGAAAGGATTGCTGGCATAAGGATTATTTTAAAGAGATTAAAAAATAATGCACATAAATATTAAAAAACCATTTTTTGTATTTCAATTTACTACACCTTCCTATCGTCGTAAGAAATCAAACTGGAAAGATAATGGATTATGGTATTTTCGTATTCAGATAGGGCGCTTGGTAAAACCGTGGTTTCATTATCATAGGTTTAAATATCCAAAAAGTGGAATTGGTGTAAAAATACGACTAACTGATTATGAAATTATCGAGAAAATAAAAGAAGAATTATGGATAGGTTTTTATCAAGGTCAAAGATGTGATATATCTCCAGATGAACAGAAAGGAAAGCATTTAACCTATACGTATTTGCTGGATTTTGTATCGCGGATTCAACAAAGAAATAATTTGGAATAAATTGATGAAATATAAACGAAAAAGTGATGGATTAGTAGTAGACATGGAGCGTAACGGACTTGGATATAAATACATGTATCGGTTCGTTTCTGGCAAGAGTAATGGTAAGGACAGGTATGCGACTGTTACAGGTTTTGTTGATCCTGACCACCTCAAACTTGACTGGGATGAAATGAAGGATGAATATATGTAAATGAGAGAATCAGCGCTAAAACGAATTGAACAGCTAGAAAGCAAGCAACAAGCACTTATCGACCAGCATATTTTTATCGATGGCACTAACCTAACAGTGCTTAATTCAGATCCATTAATCGAATATTTCCCTTCCAATACGGGAGCAGAGTTCCACCAAGACAATACCTTTGTTCGCACTCTTATGGGCGCATTTGGAAGCGGAAAATCATCTACCTGTTGCGTTGAGATAGTAAGGCGTGCTTGTCAAATGCCGCCTTGGATAGATGGAAAGATACGTCGTAGTCGATGGGCTATCATTCGTAATACATCGGGCGAATTAAAATCAACGACCTTACAAACGTGGCTACGCTGGTTTGAAAGTTTGGGTGATGTGAAAAAGCGTGAAAAACCCTATCTTACGTATGATCACACGTTTAATGACGGCAATGGAATTATTGAACTTCAATTACTGTTTCTGGCTTTGGATAATCCAAAAGACTTTAGAAAGTTAAAATCACTTGAGGTAACAGGTGCTTGGGTCAATGAATCATCCGAAGTGCCAAACGGAGTAATTGGATATCTCAAAGGTCGTGTTAATCATCGCTATCCACCATTAAGTTTATGTCCTGATTACTGGTGTGGAATCATTGAAGATACTAACCCGCCTGACACCGATCATCCTATGTACCGGCTATATGAAGTTGAGCGGACGCCTGGCTATAAGCTATTTAAGCAACCACCAGGGCTTTTGTTTGATGTAGTAGGCGATAAGAAAGTTTATCGTCCTAATCCTGATTGTGACAACTTTTCGCATTTAAGTATTGATTACTATACAAAGCTTGCTGAGGGTCAAAATGAAGAATTCATCAAGGTTTATTGCTTGGGTGAGTATGGCAGCGTTATCCTCGGTAAGCGTGTTTATTTTGAGTATAACGATGATTTGCATAGCGTGGATGATATTGATTATGTGCCAAACCTGCCTATTTATCTCGGCTGGGATTTTGGTTTAACACCGGCCTGTATTGTGTGCCAATATACCCCGCGCGGGCAGTTGAGGGCGATTAAAGAATTGATTGCTGAAGATATGGGCATTGATCAATTTGCGCGTATCGTGGTGCTTCCTTGGCTGCAAGCGACGCTTAAGGATTATAATATTGGGTGCTCATGGGGCGATCCTGCGGGCAATATTCGCGTTGAAACTGACGAGTCAACATGTTTTGATAGTTTGTCAGAAGTAGGGCTTGGCAGTGAGCCTGCAAGTACGAATGCTATTGTAAAACGACTAGAAAGTGTTAAATACTTCCTTAATCGCATGAGTGATGGGCGACCAGTCCTTCTTGTCTCAAGAAAGGGCTGTCCTGTGCTTAGAAAAGGATTTTTAGGTGGCTATCATTTCAAGCGCATAGCGGTATCGGGTGATGAAAGGTATCAAGAAGTACCCAACAAAAACCGATATAGCCATCCTCACGATGCTTTTCAATATGTGGCTATGGGGCTACGTGGCGATACGCAAAGCGAAGCGAATAAGGAAAAAATGACCGCACTTAAAGAAGCGATTTACAATAGATCATTCGTCTTATGAATAATACAGCCTACGTCAATAATTCAGAAATCCACGATCGCGAAGTTGAAACATTCCCCGAAGATACGCTTGAAAAATTAGAAGATGAGCGGGTTAAAAAACTAGAAGATGCGGGCATCGATGAAACTTCGGTATTAAATGAAGCGCTTAAGTGCATTGCTGATTCAGATGCGAATTTTAGTGATAACAATTTACGTGGTAAGGAAGATGCGGAATTTTTATTCAGATCGCAATGGCGTGATGATGAAAGGGCAGATTTTAAGCGTAATTTTAAGCCAGCGCTTCAATTTAATAAACTACGTGATATTCACCGTAAGATTATTGGCGAGCAACGTAATAATACGCCTGCATTAAAAGTAAGGTCATTGACGGGTAATGCAGACCAACAAGCGCTTGATTTGCGCACCGATTTAGTAAAAACCATATCGTATCAATCTCGTAATAACATTGTTTATCAAACGGCATTTGATTCTGCATTATCTAAAGGTTATGGCGCATTTCAGATAATGACAGATTATGAATCTGCAAAAAGCTCTAAGCAGATTATTAAATTTGATCGTATTGTTGACCCCTTTACCTGTGGTTTTGATCCGTCGGCAATGGAACCCACCAAGTTTGATGGTAATTATTGTTATCGACGATTAACAATGACAAAACAGCAATTTGACGCTACTTATCCTCAAATTGAATTTCCCGTTTCATTCCCTGATCCCAATTGTGTCGTTGAATTTCAATGGCAGACCGAAGATACCATTACCGTATGTGATTATTACGTCAAAGAATGGCGCAGCATTATGGTATATGAAATGGATAATGGGGAAGGAGTTGATAAGGAAGATTATGATAAGCTGAAATCTTTGCGCGATAAGGCATTAAAACATGTTATGGGGGCTCATCCTGATGATGAAATGAGAGCGCAAGCTTTGGCTGATTCTATATTGCCTCCATTGCCTGAAATTATCTCTGAAAGACAGTCTCAAGACTATAAAATAATGCACTATCGCTTGATTTTAGGGAAAATCATTGAATTTTCAGAATGGCCAAGTAAATACTTGCCTATTATTTTTGTAGATGGCGATTCTTATTGGCTAGAAGGTAAGCAATATACGCGCTCATTTATTGCTGACGCTAAAGATGCACAACGCTTTGTTAATTATATCGGGAGTGAGGCAGCAGGGCAGATAAAGAACATGACGCGCGGCCAGTATGTCGCTACACCCAAACAAGTTATAGGGCATGAGGATTTATGGCGTAATCCAGAAGTACAGGTAGGCGCATTAGTCGCTAATCCTGATCCTTTGGTGCCTGGTTCATTGCCGCGTAAAGACCCACCCAGTGAAATACCGCAATCCCTTTTGTTACATTTTCAACGCGCAACAAATGACATTAAAGAAATTGTTGGTTTTTACGATGAAAACATCGGTGCTGCTGGCGCTACGCAAAAGGACTTGTCCGGTAAGGCCGTACAAAGCCTACAATTACGTGGCGCTGCCGGTACATTCGTTTATTTTGATAATTTGGATAGGGCGATTGAGCAAAGTGGTCGTGTAGTACTTGATTTGCTTCCTAAGATTTATGATACCGAACGAAAAGTAGTGTTAAATGCGATTGATGGTACACCGCGTAACTTAGTGTTGAATCAACAAATGGAAGATGGGAGTACGCAAAATTCGTTATTAGATGATGGTGATTATGATATTGAGATAGATACAGCGCCATCTTATGCCGTTCAAAAAGAGCAATCATTACAGATTATGACATCCTTTGTTGCTGCATACCCTGCGGCATTCCCGTTAATTGCTGATTTAATGGCTCAAAACTGTGATTTAAATAACTTGCAACAATTTGTAAGCAGACTTCAAACACTCGTGCCGCCAGATATTATTGCTAAAGAGAAAGGTCAGCCACCACCGCCTCCTAAACCTAATCCGCAAGAACAAATGATGAAAATGCAAATGCAATTAGCAGAAGCGAAGCTTGAGGAACAAAAACAAGAAACAATGGTACGCCAGCAAAAGAATGTATTGGAAGATAAGAAGCATAGATTATCAGAGCTACAAATGATGTTAGATGCTAAGGCATTGCAAGATAAGATGCTATCTGATAAACAAAAAGATGCGACAGAAAATCATAAAGCCGAGCTTGATTATACCGCTGCTATGGCGCGTTTAATGCATGATATTCGCTCGGAAATAAACACGCATTCACGCGAAACTACCAAAATTACGGTAAGTAATAAGGGTCGTCAATCAAAAGGTAGAAACGCACTGAACGGGTAAACTTGATGGGTTCTTGATCATATTCCCAAGTGATTTTATCGCTACCGTCATTGACTTTGAGCCAGTCGGCTATGCCATCTCTGATAGCTTTAAATGCGCTGACTAAATTATCGTTATCGAGTTTTTTAGGAGCTAAACGTACTAGTTTTATTTTAATAGTTGCATCCGGTGAAACCTCAATAATTCCTCGCTTTAACCGGCAATAATAAAAGGCATCGGCACGTTGTTTCTTTACTCTATTGGCCTTGCGCGCCCAATGTTCTTTTGTGTTGGCTTCTGAAATTGTTTCTATCGGTAGTTCCATAACGATATTTCGTTGCATTCATTTCCCCTTAAGTTTGCTATTGCAGATTAATAATCATCCTGTATATCCTGTGAGTATATTGTACATAACCTGTGGATAACTATCTACCGTTATGGGGCTCTACACGAAGCCAATATCGCGGGGCGAATAGCCAAAAGGGGCAAATTATGACCGATGAAGTGATAGTCGAATCAAATTCAGAACTGGTACCAGAAATTGTACCAGAACAAGAAGAACAGGAAGCCGCCGAAGAAGTACCAGAAGGTACACCGGAAGCGGAAGAAGTAGCAGAAAGCCAAGAGGAGCCAGAAGGCGAGGAAGCAAAACCAGTTGATGCCTATGCGGCGGCTGGCGGCGATCTTCCCGAGTTCAAATCTCGTTTTGGTCGATTACAGAAACAGCACCAAAGAGAAATACGGACGTTAAACCAGAAATTGGATGCGGTGTTACAGCAAAGGCAAATCGGTTATCAGCCGCCAGTACAGCAAACTGATATTCCATTTGTCGATCCTATGACGGGCGCGCCAATTGAAGAAGGAAGCATTGAGCATGTTGTCTTAAAAACTCTTGCTGCTAAAGAGCGCAAAGAGCAAGAAGGGGAGGCGGTAAAACGTCAACAACTTCAAGAGCAACAAAAAAATGCTAGCCTTCAACGCCATCGGAATGAGCTACAGAAAGAGTTGGACAGGGGTTCAGATGTATACCCTGATTTTGACGATGTAGTACGCCATGAAGATGCGCCAATTACGGAAATTATACGTGATGCTGCTATGTTTGTTCCGAATGCTGCTGATGTTTTTAATCTGATTTGTAAGGATGATTATAAAGAACTTAATCGCATAAATGGCCTTGATCCTATTGAACAATTTAAAGAGATGGCACGAATAGGTATGCAATTGGCTCAGAAAAAAGCGATTCCCTCAAAGGCTCCAAATCCTTTGAAAAAACTTAGCTCTAATCCAGGTGCTGCCGAACGTTCGTCGTCTCAATTGAATGAAAATTCACCCATGACGGACTTTATAAAGGCCGTAAAAACCTGGAGAAAGTAAGATGGCTAATACATTTTTAACAACGCAACTTATTAGTAAGACTGCGCTTGCTATGTTTTCGATTAATTCCCCTTTTATTATGACTGGCTCAAGAAATTATCAGGCAGAGTTTAGCGATACCGGTTATAAAATTGGTAATTCTATTAATGTACGAAGACAGGTTCAATATATTGCTGGCGATGGTCCAACTGCACAATCCCAAAGTATTTTAGAAACTGACGAAACCATCACTATCAATCATCAATATCACACGATGATTGAATACAACATGTCAGATTTGACGTTGAAAATTGATGATTTCAGTCGAATATTCTTGCAGCCCGCTATTCAAACTATTATCGCTAAGATGGAAGGCGATATCGCAACTGCTGCTGAGCAACAGCTTTATATCTACACGGGTACGGCTGGTACGCCCATTAACTCCTTTGCTTCCGTTGATAGAGCGGGTACAAAGATGCTAGGTGCTGGCATTGATTTGAGTGGAGATGTTTATCAAGCGATGTCATTACAAGATGCACAAACTTTGAAGGCGTCTTTCCCCAATGGTTTTACTCCGGCATTCAACGAAGATATCGTGCGTAATTCATCGTTAGGCCATGTGTCATATTTCGATGTTTTTCAATCTCAATTGATTAAAAAGCACGTTGCTGGGCTTGGGCCAACTACTTATGCAACTGATACATTAACTACAAGTGGCGATGTTGGAAGCGGGAATACCATTACTATTACGGGCGCTACTGGCTCTGTTACCAATTATTTCTTACCTGGCGATCGCATTCAAATTGCAGGCACTAATTCGGTAAGTCCATTAGGTCGTATTGATACCGGCGAAAACATTCAATTTGTAATTACTGCCGCAGCTAATTCAGGAAGCGGTACATTTACGGTAACTGTTGCTCCGGCAATCATTAGTGATATTAGCAATCCGTTACGTAATGTGACTAATGCTATCTTGTCTGGTTCTGCTATTACTACGGTCGGCAATCACCGTGTAAACGTTGCGTATATTCCGCGCGCGATTGACATTGTTTGTCCTCCGCTTGCGAAATTACAAGTGCCTTACTGGTCACGAGCAACCGATCCAAAAACTAAACTGTCATTAACATTGACTCAAGCGGGTGATATCGTTTCGTATAATAACTTTATGCGTCTTGATATTTTATGTGGCTTCCAATGGCATCCGCAATACGCCGTTGTTAACTTATCTTAATAGGGGGGGGGGGGGATTTATGGCTAATACTAAAGGGGCTGATGATGTTTCTGCTGTTACCTATAGCGCTAAAAGCTTAGGTATGAACAACAAAATGCCCAGTGTTGAAAAAGAGTATGAAATGGTTGATCAGTGTATGATTAATGACGGTATGAGCGCCCAAAAGCTAGCTAAGACATTGGGCGGCAGTCTTGATGCTGATTTTCCGGTGAAGTAATGCAATGTCACAGGCACCAGTTACCGTCAACCAGCTGATCCTTTATTCGCTTTACCAAATAGGTGAGTTGGCGGACGGTGAGGTGCCTAGTGGTTTTATGCAGCAAACAGGGGTATTTCTTTTAAATCAGCTATTGGATCAATTCTCCAATAGTGAGATTTATGTGCCTTATGAAACCGATATTAATTTCAATATGGTTGCTGGAAAAGATACTTACACGGTATCCAACCTTATTACGCTGCCGGATGTATTTCAAAATAGATTGGTAAGTTTGGATTATGCCAATTATAGTTTTGATACCATCGTATATCCGATGCAGATTATCAATAAGTCTCAATACTATAATTTAACGCGCCTTAATACGATTCAAGCACGGCCTTCTATAATTTTTCTTAATAAACAAGTTACTGAAAGTATTTTGACCGTATATCCATTTCCTGATCAAACTTATCCCACTACCGTACGCGGTAAGGTGATGATAGATAAACTTGATTACAATACGAATGTCGAACAAGTAGCGCCTTATTATTTAGGATTTTTGGTAATGGCTTTAACGCGCCGATTTAAAAGTTATTTCCCGTCGGGTAATTGGACGGAGCAAGATGAGCAAGAATATCAGCGTATGTTTACTGACCTACAAGCGGCAAATGAACTTGATTTGACAATAAGAACGACGACGATATTAACGAAAGATCGTGATACTTATTTCTGGCAGAACATCCTTGCGTACTAATTTTGATGTGGTTGGAAGTTATAACAAGCAAAGAATAAGAGGCATTGATTCTGAAAAAAACATCAATGTCTTTGAGTTTAGCGATCCTGATGGCAAAAACATGAAGTCATTGTTGCCAACAGCTGGATTAACATTTGCTATTGATTATATGGTATCGATGGCTGGATTTAGAAATTCATTTGTATATTTAGGTTTGGCTTATAGCGTGGTTGGAAATAAAGTTATTTCAATGGATGATGGGCTTAATTTAACAACCATTGGAACTATTGATACAACGACAGGATATGTGGGAATAGAGGCTAATTTAGGATTGCAAGTTATCTTTGTAGATGGCGCTGACGGGTGGTTGTGGGATATTGGCATGTCATCATTTACTAAAATAGTAGCGGGTGGTTTCCCGGCAGCTCCTACAGATGTAGCATTTTTAGATGGATTTTTTGTGGTAACAGAAGGGCAAACAAATAATTTTACGATATCGGCATCTAATGATGGCACGATGTGGGATGCGTTAGATTCGGGTGCCATAACTACGCACCCTGATTACATTACAGCAGTACAGGTTTTACATAGAAGATTATTTTTGTTTGCGAATAATTATTGTGAGGTATGGGAGAACGCAGGATTTACCGATTTCCCTTTTCGTCGTAATAATTCAATGCTGATGGAATATGGAACTATTTCACCGGCAAGCGTTATTTCGGGATTTGATAAGATGTTTTTTATCTCGCAAAACGCCGATGGATTAGGGCATATTATTATGGTTACAGGCTCTACGGCGTTGCCAATTAGTACGCAAGCGCTTGATGCTGAATTACAAAGTTATGATGACGTTTCTGATGCAAGCGGAATGATTTATCAAGATAGAGGAATAATTTTTTATCGATTAAACTTTACGAATGCTAATAAAACATGGGTATTTAATGTTACGCAAAGTAAAGTGGCTGCTGGAGATATTGCTGGAAGTGATTTGCGATGGCATCAAGAAGAGATGATAAATGATTCAAGACATATAGGGCAAACGGTAATTTATTTAAGTGGTGTGACTTATTTTGGTAGTTATTATAATAGCCAGCTTTTTATTGTTGATAATTTGAATTATACAAATAGCGGTGACGCCATAAAAAGAGAAAGAATAACTAAACAACTTTATGATCCAAAAACAAATAATAGATTAAGGGTTGATAGATTGTATTTAGATTTAATTCAAGGGCAAGTCGCAAGTTGCGGTACAGATTTAGAACCTATTGTTTATTTAGATGTATCAAAGGACGGCGGCAGAACATGGCCTATTTCACAAACTCAAGTAATGGGAAAGATAGGCGAGACAACTGCAATTACAAGATTTAGGAAATTAGGTGTTGCAAGAACGCACACCTATAGAATTAGATTTTATAATGGAACCATTTTTGCTTTATTAGGTGCTTTTATTGATTATGAGGTATTACCAGAATGATACCATTTCCAGCGAATTTTAATGATGACGGTATTGATAATCCACCCATCAATGATCCCATTACAAAGACTAGTGCGGATATGTTATCCGATATATGGGTTAGATGGTTTTCAACATCCATACAAACGATACAAAATTATATAACACCGGATGGATTTTTATTGCAGTCTTTTAGTAATGAAGATTTAGCATTAATTGCAAAACCATTTGATGGGTTAACGGTTTTTAATAGTGACGATCAAAATGTACAAATTTATGTAACCAGTTTAGGTGGGTGGAAAGCACTTGCCTTTGCACCTTAGGAGGAATTAATTATGATGCCAGGCGTGATGAGTGGTATATCGCAGTTTATGGGTGGCGCTATGGGTAATAGCGGTGCTCCTTATGAGAAAGCAGGAAATGCCTATAATGGCGCTATGGACAAGTATTTTCCTGGTGCCCAAAGTTATCTCAATCCTTATTCACAAGGGGGCGCAAATGCGTTTAATAATCAGGCAAATGCTTTAAATAAAATGTCCGATCCCAATGCATTCATGGATTCAATTATGTCCAAGTATGAAGAATCTCCCTGGGCAGCATTTGAAAGAAAATATGGCAATAAAGGAATGATCAATCAAAATTCCGCAAGCGGCATGATGGGAAGTGGTGCAGCGCTTAAGGCATCGGCAGATTATAACCAGGGATTAACATCGCGTGATATGCAAACTTATCTCAATAATATATTGGGCATTAATCAACAATACTTATCGGGTCAAAGTGATATGGCGCATGTCGGAGCTGGGGCAGCGGGTCAGCAGAGCTCTCAAGAAGCACAAATGGCGCGTGATAGGGCTGATATGGATGCACAAACGGCTTATGGAAAACAAGCGGGTGAAAATAGGGATAGGAGCGATATGTGGGGCGGATTGGCAAATGCTGGACTTTCATTTTTTGGATTCTAAAACATGGCTATACAATTACCATTACAAGCACCGTTACCCGCGCAAAGCTGGTTAGAAGCCTATGGGAAAGGTGCGCAATTAAAAAATCAATTGCAGCAAGAGCGGATTGCTAATGCGATATCTCAGAATACGCTTAATTATGCACCGCAAACCAGCGAAGCAGAAATAGGACTTAAAAAAGGTCAAGCTTACGAAAACTATGGGCGAGGTCAAAATTATTTTGAAGAAGCGAAAACTCATCCCTCAAAGTCAGCATTAAATTATGCGCAAGCAAGCGAAGCTCCTTATAGGAATGCTTTGACGGCAATGGAAACAAAATATATACCCGAAAAATATGCTATTGAACGAGCAAGAAATGAAAGGGCATCCAATAGATTTGGCGAAGTCTATCAATTTGCCAAAGTATTTGGGGCATTACCTGCACCTTTAAAAGCGCAATATGCTGCTGCTAATCCTGAAGCATATCAAGCGATGCTTCAAATGAGCGGAAATTCTGCGTTAGAAAGCATGGGTAATCCTATGGCTGCGCAACAACAGCAACCAATGAATGCGCTTAATCAACCTATGCCGCAGATGCAAGGACAGCAGCCCCCCAATAATTCTGGGAATGGTGTTGCGCCACCTGAGAATGCCGCTCTATCTGCGTCTATACCTCAATTTGCACAAGCTAATCCACAACAAAATGCTGATTTTAAAAAAGCGGCACAAATGACCGCTAATCAAGCATTAACGACAGCAGCTACGCGTAGGCAAATGGAAGGCGCTATTCAAGTTGAGAATATTATCAATGATCCTATGGTTCAAGGACAGGCGATGAATGCCGCCAAGTATGCGGGCGCTCTTAGAAAAGGGAAAGCCGCTGCTGCTGCATTATCACAATCAAATCCCGAATCGTATGAAGACTACCTAGCATTTAAAAACCAGACAATGGTTTTATTACAAAATAGGATTAAGACATTGGATCAGATGGGTGCAACCGATAAACAGCGCGAAGAACTTGCGGGGCTTTATTCAAAAACCATGGATTCTCTAACTTCTAATCCCGATCAGTTTATCAAGCAATTTAATAAATTGGGAACTACATTGGATACAGTAGCGCGCTCAGTTCAAAAATCCGCCGAACCTATGGCCGATGTAAATCGTCTTTCTGGATTTAAGCCCATTGGCGCAGAAAGTGCCGCTGTTCCTCCAGAACTCGCCAATATGTCGATGGATGACTTGCAAAGAATAGCCAATGGAGGGCAGTAATGCAGCCTTCTATTACTCCTGAAATGGCGCAAGCCGAGATTGCTAGACGGCAATCAGCGGCACCACAAAACAGTGGTGGTATTACACCTGAAATGGCGCGCGCTGAAATTGCGCGCCGTCAAAATGCTCCACGGGAAACAAAAGGATTGCTGGATGAGGCCAAAGAGGAATTTTCAACGGTTGGTAAGAATGCTGCATCTTTTGCAAAGGGCGCAGGTCAACAATTCTTAAATTCAGCAATTAATGCGTCAAACTTGATAAATAACAAAAAAACGTCAGGATTCGACTTTGCGCCTCAAAATACGGCGGCGGAAGTCGGAAAGGTAGCCGGTGATATTGCCGGATTTGCATTGCCTTATACGGCTGGCGCGAAAGGAATACAAGCCGGAATGCAAGCGATGCCACATGTTGCCAACGCGTTCAACAAAGCGCATGGCCTTATACGTGGTGGCATGAAAGCTGCTGGTGCAGGCGCTGCCGCTGGACTTGTAGCGCCGGAAGGCGAGCGCACACAGAATGCATTGCTTGGTGCTGGATTGGGCGCAGCAGGGGAAGCGGTTCCAGCGATTTATCAAGGCGCTAAATCTGCTGTTAAAAATGCATTAAGCGGCACACGTTCTCCAATCGAAGCGCAGAAAATTGCAGAAATAGCCGGAGATTTGCCAGTTTCTTATGGTGATATTGTTAAATCACCGGCATTACAGGCTCTCAATAAGGGATTATCAAAAATTCCATTTTCGGGAGTTAAAAATAATGCACAGAAAATAGAGCAAGCAACTGAACAAAAATCTGCTGACATTTTAAAAAATCTTAAAGGGCTCGTTTCAGAAGAAAATATCCCAGCAAAAATACAATCTCAAATAGCCAAAAACAGCAAATTAGCTACTAAGTTTAAGAATAATTTATGGGAAGATTTAATGCAAAGCGCTGATGATGCTGGAGTTAAACTCTATCAAACACCTGAACTACAAAAAAAGGCATTTCAATATTTTAAACAACATGGGGATGCCTTAAAGCAGGGGGGAAGTTCTCCCCTAACAGAATCAGAGCTAAAAGATTTTACAAGAATATTTGGTAGAAAAAATCAAGAATTAGCAAAAAATCAAATGAATGGTAAATTTGGGGATAGTATAGAAGGTTATGAGCCTATGAATTTCAGAACCGCCTATAATGATGTCACAAATTATGGTGAAAAAGCCGATAAATTTGGTGATTTTGGTGATAACTATTTAGCTAAAATATACGGTGATTTCAAGGGATCGCTTAATAAAGATATAGAAAAATCAATACTAAAAAGCGGAAACAAAGATTTATTAAAAAAATTGGAAATGTCAAAAAATTACCATAAGGAAAATTTTCTTCCATATCAATCCAATGAAATAAAATCTATTGTTAATGAAAAAAAGAATTTAGAAAATGTTCATAATACCTTATTAAATTCCGTTAACCATAAAGTATTAAGTAATTTGCCGCAGTCTTTAAAAAAGAATGTGGCATTTATGAAATTTAAATCAGCCATAAAGGAAGATGTAGGAGGGGGTTCTATAACGGATTCGAGAAAACTATTTAATGCATATCAAAATTTGTCTAAACGTCAAAAGAATTCTATTTTTAATCAAAAAGAGCAGGATGAATTTCATAAATTAGGCGTCCTTTCCGATTTATCGAAGTCTTCCCCCAAAGGAAATGCCAACGAATTAGGCGAATTAGCCTTAATAGGCGATATGGTGGCTGGTTTGGCGCATAGTCCAGCATTGGCCGCTAAAATGCTAGCGCTCGAAGGAGGCGCTGTTTTGACCGCACGCGGTATCAACAAATTACTGATCAGTCCCCGCATACGCAATTCGTTATTGCAGGGCGGCTCTCAAACCACTAGGCTAAGTCCAAGAGTAAAAAATGCGCTAAAAGTAGGCGCAATTGGCGCTGGTAGCACTAATAGCAATAGGTTAAATGAATAAATAATGACAACGGCATACGTTCTTACACCCGTACCCTTATGGAACTTCAATGATTTTTTTGCGAAGCCGTTAAGTGGTGGGTATATGAAAACCCTGCTAAATAGCAATCCCACATTAAATAAACCTGTTTATAGTGATTCGGGTGGAACTATCCCCTATACCGATCCTGTTCGTTTTGGCGCTAATGGAATGGCAGGGCCATTCTATTGGGCAACTGATGTACCTTATCGCCTTGAAATTTACGATATTTTTGGAATATTGCAAAAGGTAATTCCTAATTTTTCACCTCCTTCTACAGGAGGAGGAAATACCACTAATTACGTAACGTTTAAAAATCTATTAGTAAATACACAATTTTTATGGCCTTATGCTAATCCGGCGCCAAGTGTGGATAGCGCCTTAATTGCTCCGAGCGCGTGCGATCGTCTTGTTATAGTTGATAGTGACGAATATATAAATGGGTCAATCCTTTACATAAAATCTAATACGACAGCAACCGATCAAGTTTCTGTTATTGCATTCACGCCAGGCACGACATTACCGGAAGCTAGTCCTGAATATTATGCAAATTATGTTTGCACTGTTGCAGGAACCGGCGAAACATTTAAAGATTTTAAATATTACATAAAAGATTTACGCACTATTGAAAACCAAAGTATAAATATTTCATTTAGTGCGCAGAGCGAAACATCATCCACAATACATTATTTTATTGAACAAAATTATGGGGATGGAGGAACGCCGACAGCGCCGGTGGCAACACCAGCAACTCCTACCGCTGCTATATTAAGTCCTATCTGGCAAAAGTTTAGCTCATCAATTGTTGTGCCTAGTACAGGCGGAAATAGTCTAGGAACCTGTCATAACGACTATACAGCTTTAGTTATTAGAATGCCTATTGATCAAACTTGTAATGTTAGCCATACGAATGCGCAAATAGCTATTGGCAATACTGATTTTCCTTATGATTTATTAGTGCCTGAATTAGTGGCAACACAAATATTTAAAACAAAAACAGGTACGATTAAGCAAATGCTCGGCATTCAATATGAACCTGGCTGGGTAATGATGAATAATGGTTCCATAGGAAGTCCTACATCCGGTGCAACGTCACGCGCCAATATTGATGCGTTTTCACTCTATGCATTTTTGTGGACAAATGTAGTAGATACTTTTGCGCCTGTTGCAGGTGGTCGCGGCGCTTCGGCTACGGATGACTTTTCAGCCAACAAATTAATGACGCTTCCGCCTACAGCAGGGCGTGCAATGCTATGTATTGGAGATTCTGCCGGTGGATTAGGCGCATGGATTATAGGTGAATATGGGGGAGTGGATTTATATGCTCTTACTGTTGGCCAATTACCGGCACATGGCCATGATTATACAAGTCCAAATACGCCAGGTGCGAGTGGCGTAGGGGGCAATGGATTTATTGGAGTAGGTACAGCGGCAACTACTAATACAGGAAGTAATGAACCTTTCGGACTTACGCAAACATCTATGGCGATGAATTGGTATATAAAACTTTAGCGAGGAAATTATGGCAAACCCTTTAATTATAGATATTTTACCGTTTGATGCCTCAAACATACAAGGTATAGGGCGAATCGTATCGGCGCCACAAGATGTTTATCCTGTTACGCTTGATGTTCCGTTTCAAGTAACTAAAATCGATAACAGTACATCATATGCTTATGGCAGATGGGTATGGGCAGGTGTCGCCGGAAATATTACGTATGTTAAATATAATGGACAAACAGCGATTCTTCATAATGCTATTGCTGGCGTTTGGCATCCTATTTGCGCGCTTCAAATAAATACGTCGGGAACATCGGCTCAATTGATGTCCTGGGGAAATTAATTTTTAACTTTAAGAGGATATTATTATGGCAGTTTTACAGATTATAGCGACAGTTGTTGGTCAACAATATTTAACGCCACGACCTGTTTTTGTGTTAACCAATGATATTTTATCAAAAGTGATTTCTACTAATTATTTAACAGCAGCGCTTAACGCGGAAGGAATTACATTAAAAAGCAGTGATTTGCTTTATGTGTCATATGGTACCAATAGCCAAACTACAGGTATTTTTACGCCTACTATTACTGCGACAACGATTACCTTGACACCATTTGTTGATTTAGCGAATGTTACATTGCCAGTTACTTCGGGTCATTTTGCTAATTTTAGCGGAACCACGGGTTTAATAGCAGATTTAGGATATTTACCGTCTAATGCTGCAAAGACCATTGTATCAATGGTAAGTGCTGCGGTGCTTACTAATCATATTGCATGTTTTAGTGATACCACAGGAACCATCAATGATGACGCGGCTATTGCTATAAATGGCGGCGATTTACAGGCTGGTTTAAATGCGGTCGCAGGTAAATTACGAAGTTATAGTGCAACTACGACCACAGGTTATTTAGAAGTATATGCTACTGCGAATAGCGGAGCATTTAATACCGGTATTACTAATTCTGCTATGGGTCAATCAAGCGTTATAAGTGTTCCCGATCCAGGTGCAGCTACTGCAAACTTTTTATTAGATACCGGAACCGCTAACATTGTTACCGATTATCAGCAATTTGTAGGATTAACCAATATTTTAATTAATAGCGTAGGAACATGGACGCGTACCCGTGTTGCCGAAGCAAACTATTCGTTGGTTCACACACCGGCAGATGATACTTCCGTAATTGGTATTGATATTCTCCCACAGTTACGTGCGGCAGCCAATAAAGGTTTTAAATTAGCGAGCATTGATGTTATTTATTCGATCGCCACTCTTGCATTAGATGCTCATACATTTACCTTAGACAGCGTTTCGTATGCAAATAACGTCGCTGTTTCTGTTACGTTGGCTGGCTCTGGCTCATTATCAACTGCGACACAGGCAAACCCATATGTAACAAATGTTCAGCCTATTACGCCGGCGTTTATCAATACAGCTTGTACAAAGTATGTATTTGAGTTAACCGTAAATGCAGCGGCAACAAGTGTTTATAGTTTTTATGGTTTGAATTTACATTTTTCTAAAACCATATCATAGAGAGTAAAATATTTTTTAACTTTAACTTTGGAGAATTTAACATGACAGCGACTTTTTGCACAGCAATCGTAGAAACTTTTGGTACTGATTCTTTTATTCCAAGAATTGTACGTGTATCAACCGATGGTACTTATTCTGATGTAACTACTTTAAACTTTTTAGCATTAGCGCAAACCGCTAATCCCGAAGTATCTTTTTTATCAACTGATGTATTTTTTGTTTCCTATAATTCAGGTGCTAATTTTGGAATATTTACCGATGTTATTAGCGGTAATAACATTACGTTGATTCCATCATCCCAGCAAAATGTAGGTTCATTAATTCCATTTAATGTAACCGTGGGTCAGTCATCATTGGCGTCTGCCGGTAATGTTAAATTGATAACCGCACAAAGTGCTACCGCACAATATCGAGTATTCAGCTTATTTCTTAACTCTGGCGGAACAAACTTCTCTGGTGGTGGCGGTGATAGGCTTGGTCAAGTTACAGATGCAACAACCGTATACAGCGTGATTCCCGCTACTAATATGCAGACATTATTGAATGCTGGCTGGGGAATTAGCACGCCATTACCATTTCCTGTCAGCGCTCCTATTGATACCTTAACGGCTGCCGGGATTGGTTTATTATTCAAATATTCTGGTGGGGCTACCGATTACACCACTGGGTCATTAGTAATGAGCGGTATTGTCCAATTGGTAACTGCTTAATGGGAATTGGAATGATTGTCATTTTGTACCAGATATATGCCGAACGCATAGCTGGTACAAGTGATTTTATTTTATTGGCCGGAGATGATTTTCATCTTCTCGACCATACTAACTTTTTATTGTTAGGGATTTAATATGTCACGAAATATAGCGGCTATTTATTTAGATAATCCAAGTACAACACTTGCTCCTAATGATTTATTGTATTCGGGACTGTCGCCTTACGACACCAAAGATGATAGCGCTATTAAATATAGTGATTTATTGACTCAGCTTAAAACTCAAATGTTGCCTCTTGCTGGCTCTTCAGTAAATGCGGTTCAAGCGCAACGATCAGATCAGAATATTTTTATTGGAATAAATACAGCAATAGGTAGTACCGGATATTCTAATGTGGGTATTGGTAAAGGTACAATGCAAAATGCCATGGATGCCGCAGAAAATGTAGCTATAGGACTAGATGTTTTTAAAAATGGAAACGGCGCTCAAAATGTTTTTGTAGGCATTACGACTGGCATTAGCTTGATAACGTCATCTTATAATGTGGCTATGGGCGCATATACGTATAACGCATCAACTACAGGACAATTTAATACAATAATTGGAGGAAATACCTGTAATCAATTACTTACTGGTAATTATAATACGATATTTGGGGCAAATACAGCAAATGAATATACTACTTCTGAAAGTTCCAATATAGTAATAGCAAACCCAGGTGTACAAGGTGAGTCACATGTAGCGCGTATTGGAGATACGGGATCGGGAGATGGACAGATAACCGATACCTATCTTGCCGGAAATATACATTTTCCACAGGGGCAAACAGTTTCAGTAACTCAGGTAACGACTTCTACTTATACAACACTTAATACCGATTATGTTTTATCATGCAATCGTGCTGGCGCTATTGCTATCGGATTAATTTCCTCACCGGAAACGGGAAAGGTATACCGATTCAAAGATATTTCAGGTGCGGCAGCCTCAAATAATATTACAATTACCCCCGCGTCAGGAAATATTGACGGCTCAGCTAGTTATGTTTTAAATACAAATTATGGCGCTATTGATGTTATTTATACGGGTTCGCAGTGGAGTATATTATAATGAAAAAAATATTATTATCATTGATATGTTTGTTTTTTATAAGTACTTCTTTTGCAGCTTATAATGGAAATCCAGGAAGAATAATGGTAAGTTCGCGATCTACGCATGGCGCAACTACTGCCGTGTTATCCAACATGACAATTGGGTATATTGATTTTGGTGCTGCATATTTAACTGGAAGTGCTCCCGCTTCGTATACCGCATTTACCGCACCTCAAAGTGGTGTATATAGATTCCAATTTGGTGGCGCAAAATGCGGTGTCGATGCAGGGACTGAAGAAGTTATAGATACGCGGTCTGGGTCTGGTGTTGTTTATGATCAAACCAAAACTTTCGCTGATCAGGACTGTACTTCATTTGACGGGGATTTTATTGTCGTAAATGTTTTAGCAGGAGATGTATTTACATTTAAACTTCAAGAAAATAATGCATTATCAGTCGTAACGTCTATTACTGATAATACAGTGCAAGTACAAGGTAATTTTAAAGTATATATTTTACAAACTTATCCATAGGGTGGAATTATGAAATTTAAAAAAATATTTTGTTCTTTAATATTTTGTTTATTGTCAATTAACGCAAATGCATATGACGTTCATTTTTATGCCTCAGGAGTGGTTAATGTTAAAAATACAGGGTCAACTTTATTATTTACTACTAAACCGGCAAATTTTGCACCTTTACAGATTTTTATGTATTGTATTGCAGCTAATAGCATAACGGTTCCCGCTACAGTAAGTATCGGAACCAACTCACCAAACTATAATAATATTGTTCCTGCAACTCTAATGACAGCGGAAACAACAGGTCTTTATTATACATTTGTTCCCTCTAATTTAATGCCGTTGATTCCACCTTCTACTCAGATTTTTGCTAATGTAACAATAGCGGCAACAGGAACTAGTCAAACCATATCAATTGGCATACAAGGGCCATTGTCATAATGAATAAGTTACTCGATTTATTTACAGGTTCCGATAATGCTACGCTCGACATGGGGCGCGTGATATGGTTTATGGGAACATGTGTGTTCTTATTTTGTGAGCTGATAAATATAAAAACATTTGATGGTCAACAATTTGCAATGTCGCTCAGTACAATATTGGTAGGTGGCGCGGGCGCTCTATTGATAAAACAATCTACGGAGCCGAAATGAAATGGTATAGCTCTAATCAAATATTATATGCAGGTATAAGTATTCTATTATCAGCCGGAGCTTATTTATATCTTAATCAGAATGCAATTGATAAACGTTTGGTAGCAGTAGAAAATATCATCTATCTTACTTCTAAAAATTATGATGAGAAAATATCAGCTATTATAGAATCTCAGCGTGATATGAATATGAAGCTGGACAAAATGAATGATTTATTATTACACAATATCGTTAGGCCAGTTGCCAGTCTCAATCATGTCAATGAGCCTATCAGCCCTGTTGCTCTTAACGTCGATGTACCATTTGCTATTACGCATCTCGACTGCTGCCCCCTTAAAATCTCCCATGCTTAGCGCATGCAGCATCTTTTTAAATCCATATAAGCCTTGATCGCCCATATTATAAGCCATGTCTATTAAGGCAACTTTTCTTGTATCATCGAGGTTAGAAAAGAAATTCAATTGTTTGTCTAATATATCGTAATGGTGAAATATATCATTATAGAGTGCAAAGGATGATTCTTGTTCTGATAACCCGCGCGCTTGTAAATTCAAACCATAGCCTATAGTTTCTATTCCTTTAGTATCCTTGTAAGGGAATTGTTTATAACGTTCTTCTTGTTTGATTTGTTTTAATGCTCGGCTAAGAGCGTCTTTTGATAATGGCATATTATTTATCTTGTTGTTGGACGGTTATTTTTATCTTGTTTTTTCCACTTTTGTCTTCGTGAATACAAATTAATTTTCCTCTCTGGGTCACAACCATAATATAATCCATTAATTTTTCTACGCCAACCACTATTTCCCCTTCATGTAGCCCTAAGTCAATATAATGTAATTTTTTGATGTTGGGTGTTTCTTTAGCCCATCTCTTAGCCATTTCTGGTTTATTGGCGAACATCCATTTTTGTTGTGCTTTTGATTTTATTGGCATTATATATTCTCCTTAAAGAATTCTATTTTAATCATACTTTGTCGCTATCTGCAAATAATTCCTTATATTTATTTACAAGCTGATCTTTTGTCCTATACAAGTTTCCAATAATCGTGTCGGGATATACGCGCTCGAAGAACTCAGAATTATTGGGATGTTCAATTATATGATGTGAAATATAATCGCCATGATCGACAGTATCCCATATATCTTCAATTGGCCTATAGCCATTTTCTCCTTTAGTGACTGGAACCATATTTTTCAATATCGCACCCTCCTTCCACAAAAATGTATCTTTTTTAACTCTGTAAAATTTATTCATTGTTCTCTCCTAGTCTTTAAATAAAAAATAAATAACAACTATGATTGCAATTATAGTCATTCCAACGCAGTTAATTATATCACATATATTATCAGCACTCATTCTTTCACCCCATCATCCTGTAAACGAAGCGGTTCATCCTGCAAATACCACTTATCAAAAACAAGTCTATAGCCATTAGCGAACATGAACTTTCCGATGCGTGTTGCTATCGGGACGGGAATATTTTTCAGCGCCTGGACGGGCAAGTTATTGAAAAAATCCCCTACTAATTCAGAAATTACAGCATTTACAATTAGCAATTCTTGACCGTTTTTAGTTTTCATTTATCATCATCCTGCGGAATGGGCGGGAGTTTTTGCCACTTAGACCCCCTGCAAAAATCGTTCCATTCTTCTATTTTTAAATAATATTGCGATTCATCATCATATGATGTAACAATCTCGGTAATGTTATCTTGAGCGCAAATTGATGTGCTGACAACCATACGCCTCGGCTGTTCGGGTTGTTGTCTCAAAATAACCAACAATATATCTCTTAAAAAATTAGAACTAACAAAAGTATCTTCGACTTTTGAATCAATTATTTGTTGCAGTAATTTGATAACTGCTTCCCTCGTTAGCATTGTGAATTCTCCTAGTGACCAATTCTAATTAGGCCATGTTTTTTACAATGTTCGCATCGGCAAACTGGATTTTGTCTATCGTTATTTTCGCCATGCCAACGCCATCTATCCTCCGCGCCCATTAATTGATTTTTGGTAGTATTTACATAATCATAAAAGCTTTCAAGATATTCTTCGTCAGTTAACCCTATATCAAAAGTTTGATGGCAAAACCATGTTAGACACCAAGGCGCTTTATATTCTAATTTTCCGGCGGGAACAGCATCTAAAAATTCAGTATCTTTATATTTCTCTGATTTTATAAGATTATCCCACCAGTCAAGCGCTTTTTTATTTAGCGCATCTTCGGTTAATTCTTCTTTTAACATAATCAAAGTAGTTGAAATTATATCGGGTTCACGCTTAATTTCTATTCCATCAGCTTTAGTTATTCTGATATTTCTACAAGAAAAACTATACATAAAATAGTCGGGTATCTTTTGAATTAGCATTGCTCAGCCTCCTTTATATGTGTTTCCAGGTAATTCTTCTTTTCGCAGCCCAAATAGTGCGAAAACAGACATTATATTTTTTTGCAAGATTGGCGATCTTTAATTTACTTTCTCTAATTACTAAAATCTGTTCAGCATTTAATTTTGCGCTTGAATTATTTTCACCTCTTCGGGCGATAGACATAAGATATTTTGCATGTGAATTATGTTTTTTACCATACCATGGATTTTTATTTCCTGTCATTCCGTATAAGCGATGATTTTTACCGCTTGGTATTCTTCCTTTATTTGCCATATCAGCCATATTTATCGCGTGAACCGCCAAAAATAAATGATCTGGATTAACGCACGATGGATTATCACATTTATGGCACACACATAAACCATCATGGATATATCCATGTTTTAACATCCACGAAAAACGATGAGCCATTATTTTTTTTGAATTAACGCGAATTCGCGCGTATCCTCTTTTTGTTAAGATACCACCCCACTTCATGCAATCATTTTTATCTGGTGGCAATATAACGGAATAGAATTTATCAATCCTATTTTGATTAACTTCTTTATTGTTGATCATTATTTTTAGTTTCATTGGCTGCTTTCTCTTCTTGTATCTTTAAATATATCTCTTGGCGATGTACACCTATAGACTTTGGTGCATCAATACCTATTCTGACTTGATGTCCTTTAATACCTAAAACTGTAATAGTTATGTCATCACCTATCACTAATCGCTCCGAGATTCTCCTGCTTAAAATTAACATATATCCATTCTCCTTTGTTAAGCTAAGTTTAGTAGGGCATAGGATGGAATCGAACCACCAACGGCCTGTATCTGTGGGAGATACCTGGACTCTACCATTGAGTTACTATGCCCATATTGCCACCGTTTTAAGGGCATATGGTGGCGATGTGACGTTGCGGACTGTAAGCGCACCCTCAAACTCAGCCAAACGGGATATCATCATCAAAAAATGGCGCATCATTTTCTTTTGTTTTCCTGTTTGCTTTATCTTTTGAAAATTCAATATAATCCTTAACTGAATTCCTATCAGGATAAAATTCTGGTTCGCTTCCTTTCCATTTATCCCTGGGTTTTTCATTTCCCTTTTGAATAGTAAGCTTTAGTTTTCCACATTTTCCAAAACAATCACCTGGATCGAACTTGCCGGATGCAAATACTTCAGGTTTGCCCACAGAATCCCAAAAGTGTTTTATTTTAAACATCATGACATCCATAAAGACAAGCCAATCATCTACCTTACCTTCATTACCGTCTTTATCCCAAACTTTTAGAGTTAGCTGTAACATAGGATTACCGCTTTTAGACATTAAGCGCGCGCCTTTATCTTCACTAATAACCCTAATTACTTCAAAATCAGCTTCACCTTCCGCCAAAAGTGGAGGGCGTGACATTTTCTGTACTTCTTCTTCGGTGCGTGGTGTAAATTCAAACATTTTTATCTCCTTTCATTTTTAAGTTGAGGGCATCTAAACACTTTGTAGCATAATCAAAACTCATTTCTTCTACGGTTTCGGCTCCATCCTTATCAAGCCATTTTTGTAGCGTTTCTTCGGGAACGCGCAATAAATCTAATAATCGCTTTATCTCCATTACTTGCTCGTGAGTAGCAAGTTTTTGCGCTATTGCATCACGCTCTAATATTGAGCGCCCATATTTTTCCGCGATAGCATCATAGCTAAATGGGAATTGCTCGCCATCCAAGAACGACTTTATGCGTGTTTTACGCACAATACCTACACGCTCTTTGCCGCGCTTTTGAATTTCAAATACTAAATCAAACATATAATCTAGCTTCTTATAGCAATCAAAAGTCTGCCCTATTACTTTCATGCCTTCTCCGTATTCATTTTTAGCATGAGAGGTAATAATTACATTCATATCAAGGCGCGTAAGCAATTTAAGAAGATGGCGCATTTTCTTATTAGCTTCCCCGTAATGACGACCAAAATCATTACCCATCTTGGCTTCGGTTTTGTCGAGTAAATCGCTATATAGGGTAGTAAGCGGATCAATGACTAATGTTTTAAAAGGGTGCTTTTCTGTTAGCAATACCTTTACTTCGGTTATTAATTCTTCAAAGTCTGATGTCTGAAATATTAATCCGCCAACATCAGTTAATCTTTTTTGATATTGATCGTTTTCCGCGCCTTTTTCTGTATCAATCAAGTATGGCTTAGGAAAGCTAATAACTGCTGTAGTTTTTCCAACGCCTGCTGCTCCATAAAAAAAAGCCTTTAATCTTTTTTCGATTGCTTGTGGTTTAATGCCTCGTAATCCCATGTCTGTTGCTCCTTTAATTGTTTAAGTTCGGTTTCTTCTCGCTCTCTTTGCTCTAACTCTATTTGATACCACCCTTGACCTCCGTCGTCATCGTCCATTAGTGGCATCCTTTATTAATTTCTTTAATTGTTGATAGCTTTCTTGTGGTATGTATTGAGCCTCACAACCCCTTAAATAAATAACGCAATGATTTTTGTGATAACCGTGCTCACATTTTCCTTTTTTTATTTTTTTTGAGCCACAAACATCAATAAGCTCAATTTCATTGATATTTAATAAACATGCATTTTTTCTGCTATTGTCGGTAGCATATAAGTCAATTTCTATAAACATATTTTTATCTCCCATTTTAAATTAAAGTATGCTATTTTCTGCCTAAAACTAAGCTTAATACGCTCTTTTGCTGTGATGTAATCTTTCATGCCGGTTCTCCTTTTTCAAAGTTCCACGTTGACGATAAAAATTTTACAATATGATTATTTCCTGATTCTGGATGTGAGGTGCAATAACCATCTATTAACCATACTCCTGTATGGTTATTATCCAAAAATCTGCCGCTTAATATTTTTTCCGATATTAAAAAACTTACTGGCCTTCCATTTTTTGTTACATAAACCCCAGGCTTATCGATTGTGAATTTCTTTTTGCCGAGATAGCGAACAATTGCACTTCCACCACGATATATCTTATTATCTTCATGTATGACACTACCATCAGTATTCCATTTCATATGGCCCTGTGTGTCTTTTAAATGGATTCTATTATCTAAATCAATCTTTATGTTAACAGTTTCCCCATTCGCCATCTCGTATTCGCCTTCTTCCGTAAACTTAATAGGCAGTTTTTGTTCATAAAAATTGCGAATGCTATTTACAGCTCCCTCTAAAGTCTTAGCTAATCCCATCCAATCACTTTTATTTTTTTCTTCGCTTATCATTTTTATATCCTCGCTTCTTGCATGTCACGTGTGCGATTAAGGTTGTCAAGTTCTAATTCCTCATTAGCTGGCCGACCGTAAAATTCATAACGATACTCAATCCATTGTGTTTCTAAGTGCGCATTAATTGCATCTTCATACCGAGTTATCGCACATTGCTCTAAAACGTGTAATAAGCGCTTACTTGCATCTTCTTTTTTACAGAGATAGAAGGCTAGCAAGCCCATGAGTAAGTCACTATTCCGACCATCGGATAGTTCGCTTACATCCGCAGTCTTATCAGAGAGCAAGTAAAGCCCTGTTAAATGCGCTCTATTAGCGTCAGACAGCGATCTAACGCCTCCGAACTCTTTTAGCCATCTGTGGCCGTAAATCACGCACATCTCGTTGCAGTAACCCAAAAACTCACTATATTGTATATGCATAAATTTCTCCTTTAGTTGATGTTTGTGTAATAACAACGCTATCTCACAAAAGTAATGATAAACAAAATGTTTTTATTTGTCAACAGTAGTTTAATTTTATTTTTTACAAAAGAAGTGATAGGCTATATTTGTACGAAATATCGTACAAAACATTAACCTTAAGAGGATGGATTATGAAATGTATTAAATTGACTTTTATAGCTATTTTATCGATGTTTTTTATGGGATTAGCGCAAGCTGATGGTGTGACACCTAGTGCTAAAGTTTTAATTAATCTGCCAAGCTGGGGCGATGAAGTTCAGATGGTAAATGACTGCCTAACAAGAGGAATCCCCAATAGTTCAACTTTTCTACCCTCTTTTGAAGCGGTTTCATGCTATCACCCAGGACAACAAAAAGGTTCCTATTATTTTGTACTGGGTGTGGGGCAACAGCCATTTCATTCATCTTTCTTAATTACAGTTCTAGGAGATAACACTATTTCTTGTAGTCAAACATTAAGTGGAAAAGCATGCTCAAAATATTTTCAGCAAATAGATCGCTATACGCTTAACTGGTATAATGTTGACGCAGAGGCAAAATCACAAAGCCGCTAGATGGCCGATAATAACCCCGACTATCTTAACAGAATCATCCATAGTGATTTTCTGATAGTCGGAGTTTAATGCTCGCAAGAACTTGTCACGTCCATCTACGATATATTGTCTAAATACCGCCTCGGGATTTCCGTTGACAAAAGCCAAGACATAATTAGTTGACTTACATTCACGCAATGGATCGACGATAATAATATCGCCGATTAAAAAGGTTTTTTTACCGCTTGAATTATTGGTCATGGCATCAGTAATTAAACGTACGCCATAAGATTTTTCACTTCCGTCAACGGGCATTGAGAGATATTCCATATTTTAGTCCTCAGTTTGATTTTTAATGTCCTCCCACGCGATGAGAGGGATTTTTGTACAACTTCCCGCATATTGCAAAGTTTTAGAAAATGGCGAAAATCCTTTTCCTGTATCTAACCATACTGGGTCACAATCCAGCGCCTTAGAAAAAGTAATAATAAGCCTGGTCGAGCCACTACGCCCTTGCTCAATATAAGATATCGCATTTTGAGTAACGCCTACTAAACCGGCTAGTTCATCCTGCGAAAACTTTCTAAACTCCCTGATCGCCCGAAGGCGACCGGCCAAAGTTTCTAAGTTATTATCATTTTCTTTCTTTGCTGACATAATATCCCCTTTTATTTTTAAAAAAACAAAACAAACTTCGGTTGACAGTAAAACAAAACACTTGTATTGTTGAGCTATGACTACTAGATTTGAATTGCAAGCGGAAAACAACCGCATCAAGAAAAAATACGCCAAACAATTGCATAAAGCCGCTTTGCGCGTCATGGATTTGTTTGGTGGATGCCCTCAAATGGTTAAAGCGCTTAATGCGGTTGGTGATAAAGTTTATCAACAAATTGTTTGGCAGTGGGTAATGCGTCACAAATGTATTCCTGAAAAACATATAAGATTTATAGTCAAAGCACTTAAAGGACAAATAACAGCGGAAGAAATACGCCCCGACTTATTTGACTTTTAAGCATTATAACATTCAAACCTTAAGGAAACCTTAAGAGGATTATCTATATGAACATAAATCTACAAGATACATTGCATAATTCCGACTTTCAACCATTTACTATTCAGAAGCAATTACAGGGTGGGCAACCCGCTCCGGTTCCAGTAACGGTCGGCATGGTCATCAATAATTCGCTTTTAAACGACGGTGACGTGATGCAGCCTAAGCCTTCTATCGATTCACGGCTTGAGCGCTATAACCTCGCAGAGCGCATAAATATGGCCTCTAACGTGATGGAATTTACTATGGATGAAATAGCATTGATCAGATCATGCGTAGGCCAGTTTCAGCCTATTGTAGTTTTAGGGCAAATATTTAAGATTTTAGCCGCAGCGGCATAACGATTGGACATGATCAGCAAGGATGCGCAAATTTAAGAGCTTGAGTATGGAACTATGCCGCTATTATTGTCAGACGAGGAGATACAAGCTTTAAATGGATTGCCGCATTTACATTTTATCTTATATGTAAAAGGAATTCGGCAATACATGGATTATAAAACAGGAATAGTGGGTATTAAGAGAGGTATTAGTTATCAGTCATTATCAGAGGAAGTTTTTATAAGTGGGATGCAAGGAATTAGAAAAACAAAATTCAGTCATCAGCAAATTAAAAGAGCATTGGGGCAATTAGAAAAGATAGGGCTAATAGAACGGCGGAGCGTAATTACTAAAGATGAAAAAAGATTGGTTTTAGCGTGTATTTTTGCGCAGACGGATAAGTCCGTTAAAAATAAAGCCGACTTGACCCCGACCCGCCCCCCCGACTGGGAACGCGACTCGATAGCAGATACAAAAAGTACTATAAATATAGATACAAACGGAGAAATAAAAAATAAAGGCGACTTTGATATATCACCGCAAACATGTGAAAAAGCCGACCCACCTCCGGTATCCGGTAAAGATATTAAATTATACAACAGCGGCGATGATGAAATTTTTGCAGAAATTGGAGATTACAAACAAATTTTAATCGAATGTGGCTATGGTCTATCACAGATTCAAAACTATAAGACAATAACCATGCTACAGGCGTTTAAAAGAGAGGGGGTGCTACTCGCGGATGTAAAATTGATTATCGAAGCCCATAAAGCAAATTTGGGGGCTTTGGCGGCACACCCCACATATTACGCAGCACAGATAATGAAGGCTAAAAATGAGAAGGCAACTATTTTACAAAAACTAGAGGACGGTAAAAATGAACCCAACACAGCGAGAAGGCAGCATCAGACATATCCGAGATATGAAACTGTCATGGAACGAGCCCAAAGACTCCTCAATGAATCAAAGGGAGGCCGTAAACTTACCGAGCTTACCGAGGAAAACGACCCATATCTTAAGTGATTCCCAAGTTGATGATCTCTTTCAACAGTTTTTAGATATATGGGATACTGAATGGGCACGAAAAATTGCCACGGGTGTAGATGGTAAGAAAAAACGTTGGGCTGAATCACTGGGAGAATTTAATTGGTCAACTATTCAAAAGGCCGTTGATGACGCCGCTAAAGTTTGTGACTTACCCCCTTCGATTGCCAGAATGCGTGAATTTTGTAGTAAGCATCAGCAGACATCCGGAGTTTTATATCAAGATGATGATAATGGTCGAGGTATATTGCCCCCTTTGCAACAAAGAGAGGTTGAGGTAATCACATTGATAAAAAAAGTTTATTATGCTAATGAAGGATGGTGTAAGCGCATAGTTTATGAAATTGTAGATATTTTAAAAAGCCATAAAAAGTCTGCCAAGGCAGTTGATCCTAATGCCGATGAGTTTCAAGTGCTGGCAATTATCGAAGCTGATTTGAGGAATAGAAATGCAACAGCAATATCATCCTGATTCGTCGCTGGGAAAAGCGAAATTTTATGTGGAAATGCCAATGATTAATCAATTCAAAAGTAATGTGAAAATAAAACCTTTGCTTGCAAAGATTGAAATGCACATGCTGCATCAACCTGACAAAAAAGTAATTCATGTTACACAAGCAGGATTCAATGATTTGATAAATGCATTGCATGATAAAAGCAAATTGGTGAATGATGAAATTGAAATCGGCGATTACAAAATTAATGTGTTTTCACTAGCGAGGAATTTATAATGGGCAATCCACTGGGTGAGAGAAGAAAAGTTAAAAAACCTAAATTGAAAAACTTTGTTACGAAAAAAGAGTTTAGCGAATGGGTAGAAAAATTCGATGAAATTGCTGGAAGATGGGCGCAATCTTTATTAAAAAAGATAGAAATGTCACAAGAAAAAAAACAAGAGGTTATTAATGAAAACGCAAGAGCATTTGATGCGCGCTTAAATAAACTGGAAACTGAAAATTTGGAAATAAAAGGCTTATTAAAAAAACAAGCCGATATTATGAATCAAAATTTTGATAAAGCGGGAGTATGGTTAAATAAGCTTAAGGATAAATATGAAGAAAAAGATAATCCACCGCAGAAAGAAGAAAAAGTTTTGTGGTGTGCTAATTGCAAAGACAAGGTATTTGTAGCTAAAGAAGAAAATAAAAAATGCGAGCATTTTTTTATATCTGGATTGGTCAACGGCGATTTTTGTTCAAAATGTCTTGTATATTTCCCTAAACCTAAAGATAAGAAAGAGTGTAAGCATGAGTATACGACTGCACAGATAATTAATTATTGTAGAAAATGCATGATCAAAAAACCTATTCAGATAGAACCTAAATTCAAAATAGGCGATGTGTGGGAGACACAAGATAAAAATACAATTGTAGTAATTTATAAAATAGATAGCGAATATGTTTCTGGAAGATTGATTAACATAAGGGAAACTAGCAGATGGTTAACATCACGTTTTACTTTGTCAGCTAGCAGTCAATGTGCTTGGGATCATTATGGTAGGAGTGTAAGCATTAATTCAGATTTAAATTTAATTAATAAACTTGCTTAGGAGATAAAAATGTCAAAATTAAATGCAGAGAAAAGAAGTAAAATACCATCGAGTAAATTTGGTATGCCAGGTGAGAGAAAATATCCAATGGAGGATCGTGCTCATGCTGCGAACGCAAAAGCTCGAGCAACACAAATGGAAAAGAAAGGTAGACTAAGCGCATCTTCAAAGGCGAAGATTGATGCAAAAGCAAATAAGGTTTTGAAAAAGTAATGGACACACGATTATTACATTTTAATAATATTATTGATTTGATAAATAGTATGAATCATTTTTATGTGAGAGATTTATTGATTTTTATGCGTGTTGCTTGTACAGATAGATATGATACTGAAATTATTGATAAATTAATTGCATTAGAACAGAGAGAAAGAAAAAGACTTGAAGGTAACAATACTGAAACTAGAAAATGGAGAATAGAAAAATGAGTGAAGCTAATTATGTAAGTGCACCGATTCCCATAACTGATGAAATGAGATCGCATTGGGATAATATTAATAATTGTGTTAATGCTTTAACAAAGACGATGCCAATCCCAGTTAACATGCAATTACAAGCAGATTATCCGGTGGTTGAGATATTGCACCTTATTCGATTTGGGCGTAATCGTGAAGAGCAATTGCTAATTGATAAGATGATTAAGATAGCTAATTCAGCAGATGAGGAATTAAGACGCGCTAAATATCAAGTGGATATGTCGAGAGAACAGGCTAGTATGATGATGCAGAAGGCAAAAGAATGATTGATAATCCAGATACTTCAACATTTGAAGCGCAAAAATTATTCCGTGATGCGATGTCAAAGGACAGGACAATAAGCCATAATGCGCTTGCAAAAATCATTGAAAATAAATACGATGATAGTTCAAAGGTGATGGCGTGGTTAAAAAGATGTGGGCTTTTACAGCGCTATTATGATATTAAAAATGAAGTGGGCGTACATCCATAAAAAAATCGTATGAGTGAATCTAAGTCATGGCATTTTAAACCAGGCAACTGTATGAACCCTAAAGGCCGTACAGGCTCTACAAAGCAGCAATGGTGGAATAAGATGCTTGCAGGGAGGGAAGATAAGATTTTAGAGAAGGCAATTATATTAGCTCAAAATGGCGATCGTCGTATGATGGAATTAATTTTAAAACGATGTGCGCCCGCTAAAAAGACTGAGGACACTGTTAAAATTGAATTCAAAGGAACGACATTCAGAGAGCAAGCGGAGGAAGTACAGCAAATGCTTATCGATGAAAAACTTAACATTACACAAGCATCTAATTTAATGAACATGCTAACAGCTAAAATGAAGGGAATAGAAAGCGCTGAAATTATGCAAAGATTGGATAAATTGGAAGGTAAAACATAAAGTAATTATTGTTCAATAATTAATCAATTAAAATCAGTAAATCTCCTACAATAATATATTTGACAACTCAAAACATTTTGTTTATACTGTAGTTATCAGATGCAATAACGCTCTGATTACTGCTCAAAAAGGGGATATATTATGAATACGATTAAATTAGGTACTTTTGAAGCTGAAGAAATAATTGCAAAATCAGTAGATAAAGAAGTAAAAAATATAACTAGTTTTTTAAAAGGTGTGTCAAATAAAAAATATGGGGAGATGCGAAAGTTATTGGTTAATATTGCTGTAGATAAAATTATCGATTTGCATGATCAAGATGATTCATTTGCTTTCGATAAACACCCCAAAGCTTTTATAGAGGCAGCTATCTATAATTCCTTAAATAGTATAGACCAATAAACTAACAGCTCAAACAAAGGAGAATTGAAATATGGAAACTTTAAAGAAGATAGCGCTTAAATTTATATGTGGTATTTGGTTTATGATGATTAGTATAACGATGCTGCGAGTATTAGATATTAATTTGACGTGGAATTTATTGATAGCAATTGCATGTATAAGTGGATTTTTAATATCAATTATTACTGATAAAATAATTACTTGAGCAGTAATGACGGCGTGGAAAGACACGCATGATCGTAAAAGATAATCTATCCAGTATTTCTTTTTACGATGACAGCTCGGAAAGACGGGCAATTAACTAAGGGGATATATGTATCGTTATCTGCGAAACTTAATGTATAAATTATGGTATCAGCATTGTTTTTAATGCTATGTATTCCTGTCGCTGGGATATTAATAATTTATATTGCTATAAGGTTTATTCATGAATAAATATATCGCGCTATTCATGGCTATATTAGCCTGGACATTAACCAATTCAGTAGGCGTAATGATGGTGCTTAACTGCTATGACTGGCCTTTGCATAGCATGATGCCATTCTATATTTGCGTGGGATTGAATACGCTATGGACGATATTAGCGCTTGATATTTATAAGACGATGAGGAAAAAGTTATGAAATTTGTTTTGATTATATTGGTAATGATTCTGTGTGCTTCTTGTTCATCTGCTAATTTAGATGACGTAAAGAATAATGCAGATAAAACTTTTGAGCAAGCCGGTTTTCAAATTATAGGATATGAAGGTTATAACTTGGGGTTAGCTACTTTTGGAACTTCCTATGGTGGTGCTTATGTGTGGTATACGTTAAAAAACAAGAACGATGGAATTATATATGAGGCAGCAATTCAGCGCTGGGGCAATGAATATCATATTTATGATTTGAAAGCTCTTAATGCTATTTCTAACAAGTGAGGAAGCGATGAAAACAATTAAAGAATGTATTGCTGCTGCTATTGCGACAGGTATAGTTGTAAGTGGTGTGTCTATTATTGCATGGTTTCTGTTGATCGGAGTATGGGCTATTGTCTATGTAATAGGAGGAAATCCAATGCCTATTGAACAGTTCATACATTATGCGAATTTGTTTGCTGAAATATTATTTGTAATTTTATTTATGGTATTGTGGATAGCGTTAATGGTGTCAGAATGACTAAAAAATACGTTTACTTTGTGAGTTATGTGGCAGCAAGACGAGTATTTTTAATTAGAAAATCATGGCACGGACATACCGTTTTAAGTTTGATTGAAAAAATAGAAAGTGCTGATGGCTTTAAGAATATGCATGATTTTTTAAGTGAAGAAATCATTAATAAAGATCGATATGTTAAGATTGTAGTAATTACAAACTTCATCTTATTGCGTGAGGAAGATAATGACAAAGTGGATTAGCGTTGAGGAGAGATTGCCGGACAACAATCAATTTACATTGCTTTATTGCCTGTTAGATATGGGTTTAAATATTAGAATAGGTGAATTTGGGTCTGATATAAAAATATATCATGACTTGGGTATAACGCACTGGATGCCATTACCGGAGCCCCCAGTATGATGCCTACCTCTTATCCATTAGAAGAAATAAGTAGGTTAAGGTCATTTATATTTCTATTAGAAGCAACAGTTAATGGTGATATTGATTTTATTGCTAAGCATGGCCTTAAGCATGTTAAAGATATACAGATGAATGTATTATTATCAATTAAGGATAAGATTGCTAGGATAAAAAGAGACTTAAAGATATGACGCACGCAGAGTTTAGGGAGTTATTACGACACTACCACTATTCTAATGGCCATGATATTGGCATAGAAAAAGCATTCTGTGAGTTGCGCATGGAATTCGATATGCTCCCCGACATAGGCGCTGAGCTTGAGGAAATAGAAAAAAAGAAAGTTAAATGGCATAATAGAATAATAGAAAAAAATAGGATATGGCGTAAGAAGTATAGGGATTGGTATCATAATTTACATGAGAAGCATGAAGATATATGCCGCTCTCTATATGCGCGTGAACAAGGAGAGGCCGATAGATTAGAGGAGCTTGAGAAAGCATTGCACCATGACTTAAGCACAACAATAAGAGATAGCGAATATAGATTCGGTTGTGCTGATGGCATACAGCATGCCTTAAATAAAATTAAGGAATTATCGAATGGAAAATAATAACAACTTAATGTTGGTAGATGGAGACGAATATCTTAGGGTTTGCTTGGGATCGCAAGCGCTATCCTTGCTTAAGGAGTGGCTGCTAGATAAGAGATTAGACAAATCTGAACATAGAACAATTAGACTTGGTTATGGCTTGGTTTTAAATAAAATCAAGGAGTTGCAGGGTGAGTGATTTACCGCAAGTATATTTAGGGGCAGAAATTAACCTGGTTACTAACGCACAGTTGCAGACTGTTATTAATCATATGAATCGTTGTTTAAATGAACTTGTTAAGCGCATAGAAGCGTTAGAAAATAACCAAAAGCAATCGGGTGAATGATGGTATCATTGATTATGGGGAAGTGTTGGAAAGTATCATACCGCAAAGCGCGCCTAGAAATGCGGAGATTGCAGATTAACGAACTGCCTTCCCTACCAAATTGAGGGTGAATGATGATCGACAATCACAGGTGCGAACAATATGAAGTAATATCCTTTGATGATCCCAAGCAACTTAAATTATTCTGTACTAAATGTCGGAAAGAGAGGGGTTTTGAATATAATATACTTGGTAATTCCGAGGTGGGAGCGGCTATTGAACATGCAGCAAAGGTGAAAAATGAAACAAGGTAAATGCAAAGCAGAGTTTGAGGAATTTTGTCAATTAAATGGGCATCCGTTTCAATGGTTGGAAATCGCAGACGTATATATACCAATTAGAGTGCATGGCAATTTTATAGCATTCCGCGCAGGTTATGAGTCTGCCCAACTTGGAATACGCAATCACATTAATGTAGTTATTGAAAACGAAAATAATCATCCTTCTGAAAGCTCAAATTCCATTAAATTATTAATGGAAGGATTATTAAATACATTGAATGGCTTTGGAGAGAATAAAGATGCCGCTAAAGACGCTTGAAGAACATAATAAAGAAACAA